TTAGATAACTTGGGGTAAAATGCTGTTAAAGCATTACTGTAGTCGTTCTACACTTCCAATGAAAGGGTGGAAACGGAGTATGTGCTCCGGAAACACCTACGGGGTTCATATCTGAGTCGTATTCGATCTGGTCGTCTTTGATCCAGGGTGCGAGTGCTTTGATGTAGTCTCTGGCATCATCCAGACTACTGGACTTGGTATCCAGAGCCATGAGATTATCCATTACTTCAAGTGCATCGTTTAATGGGTATATCTTATCCTGGGCAGCCAGAGCCCGGCAAATGTCACTGGTGCGATCATCCAGGATCACCACGAGCTTGTAGTATCTGGCTTTGGCTTTCTTGTAGCCTTGCAACCTACCGAACTCTCGTATTCTGAGAGCCGTATGCTCTGCCAGTCCCTGCCAGTAGTGTGAGGACTTCTCTGCGATGTCACTAAACTGCTGTTTGAGGGTATCTGCAAGCATCTCTTTGGTGTATCCTTGCTCGATGGCTGTGGATAGCACATCTGCGAAGTTCTGCCTCACATCGGCTTCGAAGTGGTTACCGATCCAGAACAACTGCTGCTTCTGGATAGTTGACGATAGATGCTGATCATCTATACCCCATAACCCGATACTGGTCTTGGTTGGGGCTTGCACTTGCGTGTCCCTCAGTCCAAGCCGCACACAGCGGTCTATTATCGCTTTGGTCGGCTCATTGACCAGTGCTGCGAAGTCATCTCCCAATTGAACATTGATGATGCCCATCAGCTTATCTATGGAGTCCTTGTTGATCTTTTCGGATCGGGGCATGTCACTCAGCATCTGGATTGCAAGTCGGGTTGCGTCTTTGATCTCAGTCTTCCAGGCATTATTGAGAACCCGGTAGTACTCAAGCATGAGTTGATCATAGTAGTTCATTAGAAACTGAATCTCCTGACCTTGACTCTGTTCCTGCCGATATCGTATTCGGAGAAACGTTCCAAGCAGCCTGCCAGAGCATCACAGCCATCGATATAGCCATCAGGATAAGTGAGAAACTGGCTGATTAGAGTGGGAGTATCCTGTCCCTCCGGAAAGAGCACCTTGGCTGTCTCGATGATGGTCTCGGTTCTCTCGATGCGGAGGTTCTTGTTCTCCTTGTTATCGATGCGCTTGATTCTGTGACTGATTGGTGGCAGATGATTGTCTTGTGCCCACCGATCAAAGTCCGCAAGGATACGAGCTTGACCGTAAGTGGTCTCACAGGCTGCTCTGGCTTTCACTCTGTATAAACGATCCAGCTCCTGATAGGTATCGTAGTAGTATCTGAAGAACTTGGTGTTTTCAGTCTGACGTATCCAGGCGTGGATTACGTAGAAACGATTACCATCATAGCCTATGGAGATGATGGCTTTGAAACAGCCTTTCTCTCCCCAGGCCGGATCGGCATAGAGCCAAACCCGCTTTATCTGGGATGGCTCTGGCAGAGATCTATACTTGGTGAACCAGTGGTTCTTGAAGATGTTCCCTTCAATAACAGGCTGTCCCAGCATCTCCCTTTGATAGCCAGTCATCCCGAACTTGGCTCGGAGGTTTGGCAGAGTGGCAGTGGGGTATTGAGCCTCCCAGGTGGACTTACCATGCTGATCTTCGAGAGCGAAGCGCAAAATCGCTTTTTGGTGCGTTTTCAGGACTGGCTGGTACCCTGAGGCGAAATCGGGATTATCGGCCCGCATTTCGCCTAATATGAGCTCCTGAAACTGGCAGATCGCATAGTTCGGATGCACCAGGTTACCGAGCCAGATGATGCGACCGCCACCCTCAGGTGCCAATGCTCCGGCAAGCTCCTGGGATATCTTCTCCATGCGTCTCTTGCCGATGGACTGGTTGCCCATGTTCTCTTCTTTGTCTATATCATCACAGACGATCAGACCGGGGCGTTTGGCGGTCTTGGGATTGATAGTTCCCCTATGACTCTGTTTGATGCTCCTGGCTCGTATTCTCGCCTTATTCTTGAGATAGAAGTCCAGATCGAAGGCATCCAAAGGCTGTAGCTCAGGATAGTCCATAGTGAGTCGCTTATTGTTCTGCAGTTCATGCAAGGTAAAAGCAGTCCGTTCCTGTGCCAGATCTATGTCTGCAGCGGTATGGATCACATAACGTTCACCTCTGATGATCACCCAGATCGGATAGACCACTCCCATGAGCACCGTTTTGCCCAGCCCACGAAAACCGGTGATAGCGATGATGCCTGAGCCCTTATCAGTCTCATCGAACATAGTCTCATGCGCTGGGCAAAAAGGTAGTGGGAAGATATGCGGGAAATAGGTATGGCAGAAGAACGAGAAAGCATCCCAACCTTCTGAAATTGTCCTTCTGATTCTCTCTGCCTTGGCTTCAGGATTATCGTCTATAAAAGGCAAGACGGAGATCGTTTTGGATGCGATCTCCGTCAGAGCCTTGTTATGCCGCTGGATGAACTTCTTAGGCATAACCGGGTAACCCCCCGACGCCCAGGGGGACGGGCGTCGGGGACCCGGAGGTCGGAGGACTGACCATGTCGGGCTGTTGGCTTGGAGGGTACGTAGGGTCTGTAGGCTTAGGCTTGGGAGGCCTTATGTAGGATGCAGGAAGGTTAACCATTTCTCACTCTCAAGTAATCTGCCAGATCGTGCAGAATGCTTTGGAATTGCTTGAGCAAGGTCTCATGCCCTTTCTCGATCATGAAGTCGGTAACCTGATCCAGGAACTTGACGATGTAGTCGTTCAGTTCTTTGGATGGTTGCCGATCCTTCTGATCCTGCTTCATCATGCTCACCAGGCTTTGGATGGCAGTATCGGCAGGGTTCTTGGCATACTCCCGGAGCGCTTGAATAAGGGCCTTCTTGCGGGCAATGGCGATCTCGTGGTCGAGTTGGTTCTCTTCTTTAAAGAGTTCGTCCCACTTGCCGCTCTTGACCCACTTGCGGACGGTGATATCGGAGACTCCGAAGATCACTGCCAGTTCCAGCGGATCGGTCTTGCCGTTTAAATAGGCTTCTTTGCAGTTGTCCCGCTTGATGCGGAACTCACGGCTGTTACTCATACTCGGGGCGTACCTTGTGCTTCAGCAGATAGAGGTTGAGGTCTTTACCGGAACAGCGGAGCTGTCCGTTTTCTTTAGTACGGAAGGCTGGCAGAGGATCACCAATGTCCCGTATCCAGCGGTAAACGCTGGAACGGTCGACCTTGAGGATATCGGCTATCTCATCGGTGCGGTAAGTGCGTTCATCATTGAAGATGCTCATCGTTTCATATTCCTCGGCAGTGTTGGTATTCATAGATGCCATTATTCATTCTCCAGTGTTCTTATCAAATTGAGATGCATTACGCTGCCACTGTTTCTCAGAGGGCAGGGAAGTTGAGGACGATCTGGCGGAACTGGCCCGACTCATCACGTTCATAGAAGTTGATGTACTGCTTAGTGGATACCACTTGAATAGCCTGGTCGATCAGCTCCATAGCTTCCTTCCATGTTTGATCCTTGATGTTGTAGCGGCGTAAGCGCAGGATGCGGTACTTGGCGATCTCGCCTTTCTTATCGACTTGGAAGGCCTCGCTGATTATGGCTCGTAGGTTGACATTGGAGTCGGCTGACCATGCTTTCAGGCACTCATCGATCTTCTGCTTGGCAAGTTGGAGTTCTATGCCGAACTGGATGCGTTCCTTGAATCTGATCTCGACCCGGTACTTGCCGTCAAAACTGTTGAGGACGGCATTGCCCTTCCAATCGAGTCCATTCTTCTCGGCTACCTGCTGGAGGTACAGCTCCACGTCCTCAAAGAACTGGTTCTTGTCTGCGACCATGCGGTCATGCAGCTTGATTGCCCGGTTGATGGTCTTGGTTACGATGGAGTCCTGCTTGAGGATTTCCGGCCTGATTATCGAGAGGGGGATGCTCTGTCCGTTAGCGTCAATACGAGTGGGAATGGGCTTCTTAGCCTTGGGGGTCTTGGGGGTGTCCATTGGATGTCTCCTTCTTGGTTGTATTTTTGGTTTTCTTTTCATTCTGTTTGATGTAGTTCTGCAGCATTGCGATCACAGCTCTGCGCTCCTTCTTGTTGAGTAGGTTCCAGTGGCTTTTGGAAT